AAATTTGAGCTTCGCCCTCCAAAAGTTTTTGTGCATCTGCCACTAAGTCTTCCTCGTATAAGTGATCGAAATCGGTAGGATCTGGGTCATCAGCCCATTTCAGGTAAGGATTGTAAACTCGTTCTAACGAAAAAATTTGCATAGCGTCTTTTACAATGGGACTAACAATTATTTTTTTCATTTTTATTTTCCTCCGAGAGATCTTTATCTAACTTTTCGTTATACTTACAAGTTTTTTTTGTAACGTAATAGTTATCTTTAGAGGTTTCTTGGACCGTGATCCCCTGACAACAATCCTCGACAACGGAGTGGCATTGTGAGCATTGTTCGTGCCCATGAACGAAGATAGTTCGTGCTTCGCACCCGCATCTATTGCATCTCATCTATTTTCTCTATTTTAATTGTATTAATTACATCAGGTCGATCTAGGGGTATTTCCTCTGCATACCATTCTTTGTATTTGTATGATTTAAAACATTTAAAACCGTCCCCATAAATTTTGTCAGACCACATTTGGCATTCTTCTGGGGTGGTGAAGTTCATTACGGTTAAAAGACTGTACATAATAATTTGGCTATTCATTATTTCTTTCCTATGCTAATTTTTTTTAAATAAGCTTTTAATTTACTGGGGAGGTATTTGCCCCCATTTCTCCAACGGTGTTGGTTTGCCCATCTGTTTGAGTGTTCTTTCTCTTTGTTAAGAAAGTTATTAATGGCAAACTCTTCTTCTAGCGTCTTTTTTTTATCATCCATTATGATGCTCTTCCTTCACCGTTACATGAACATCAATGCGTCGCCAGTTTTGAAACAACTCTCTGGGAAGAATAATTCCCGAAGAACAACCACAAGAACACCCTGCTTTTCTTCTCCACTTAGGACGTTTATAAGCGTTATCAGGAAAAACAGAACCAGTTAAAACCATTAGGCTTCCTTCTTTAGAAAGTATTTTGTTATCCCTGAGCCACGGAGAAACATCCGTGTAAAGTAAATGTTTATAAAAATCAACGCCGTATAGTAATTTACCCATATTTACCGCATTACCTTCATAAGAATAGGGACCCCCGTGATAAAAGAAAATTCTTGCTTTGTTAGGTTCTAAATATCTGCAAAGATCCGTAGATGTTTCTATATCTAAATTGATCTGCATTATATCCCCCTAAACTTCTACACTTGGCAACGAGTCATAAGTTTTAAAAGGAATATCAAGCCAGCCTGACAAACCTTTTTCATTTAAAATTATTTGTACCCTCATTTCTACGTCGTTATGTACCATTGCAAAGACAACAGGAAATAAAGTTTCACTAGAACGCCTCATAAAAGTTTTTTTATTTAATGTTCTATTACGATCATGTTTAATTGCTAAATTATTAGCTTTGCGTAAAATTTCTTTTGTAAATACTTTAACCATTATATCCTCCGTTATAAACTATAAGATTATATAATAATAACTAAGATAATGTCAAATTATATTTGCTTTTATAATAAAATCTGTTAATATCCTACTATGGACAAATTAGAAAAACCAATATTTTGTTGTTTCTGCGGTAAAAAAATTACGCACTTTATGGACAGTCATAATCCTGAGCCGTTAGCCGAAGAGGGTAAATGTTGCAACGTCTGCAATGAGGATGTAGTATGGGAAAGATTAAAAAAAATAAGGGAAAAAGGCTTGTAAAGGTCTTTAACATTAGAAGTATGAATTGTTGGCATTGCCAGACGGGACTTATTTGGGGAGGGGACCATGATGTTGAAGACGAAGACAGTGATTTTTTAATTGTTTCAAATCTTACCTGTCCCAACTGCGGAACTTATGTAGAAGTTTACTATCCAAAAAAACCAACTAGTCACCAAGTAATAAATTAAAAGGGGAGACAAAACTGCCTCCCCTTAGTAAATTACGGAGTTGTTTAAAATAATGCTATCTTTTAAACACTTTACTTATAAAAGATTTTATAAGACATTGCAAGAAAAAAATTCATAATTGTAATTTTTTTTTAATTTATTATAATAAACGTATGAAAATGGCGTTGGATCAATTTGGTATTGGCGGTATTGGTGGTTTGTTTGAGCAAGCTCAATCACCTGTATCATCTGGGCTAAATACAAACACAGTAGATTTTGGTGGTGGGTTGATAGATTCGGGGGCGGAAATGACGCCTGATATTCAAACAACTTCAACTGTTGAGGGTCAACCTGCGATTGGTATGTTAGACGCTCAAAAAGAATCTATTGCTGAAACAATGCAGTCTTACAATCCTTCTCGTTCTCTTGATCCAATTCATACTGTTCCAGGTATAGGTATTCCTCAAACTAATCAAGACCCATTACAAGGCTTACAGTTTTTTCTTAATATGTTAGCCATGCAGGATACGGCTAAGGCGTCTCAAGGTAAAGTACAGGGCTTAATGTCAGGTATACAAACACTTATTAAAAATGAGTTTCCTAGTGCAGATTTTGAAGGCGGAATGGGCGTTAAAAAAACTTTTGATATGGGTATTTTTTAATCCTTGGTGCTGTAAGGCGTGAGAGGTTGTTTTTTCTTATAATAATCAAAAACTAAACGCAACTGACCACTAATGGTACGTCCTTCGTCCTTGGAAAGCTTTTTAATCTCATCATAAATTTCTTTCGGAACTAAAACACTCTTCCATTTCGTTGTATCCATACGTATCTCCTATATAATCTTCTAAGAAGATATGAGAGTTTATACAATATGTCAAGAAAAAAGCCCCGTTTTTGATTTAACGGGGCTAGATAGGGAGACGAATTATGAAAAACTAACTTACAATGCTTTTGCCTCACCCCAACTGGGGCCAATCTCAACATCACACTTGTTAGGTACTTCCAATAATACTGCATTTTCCATAATCTTTGCAATATCTTTTGCTTTATTTTTATCCTTTACAGAAACCGCTATCTCGTCGTGGATCTGAATAAGCGGTATGATGCCTTCTTTATAGAGGTTTACCATAGATTGTTTGGTCATATCGGCTGCCGACGCTTGGATTAAACGATTAAGGGCTTTGTAAGAGTATGCCCGTTTTAATTTAGTCGTTTCACCATATTCTTTTAGTGCTTCCTTGTACGGTAGAGCTTTATTCATACTAAATGTATCGGGCTCCCATAGATCAAACCGACATTTTCTACCTCGTATGGACCGAATAGAACCGCTACTTGATTTTTCATTCAACCTCTGGGTAACACCGTTCATTAATTTTTTAACAAACGGAACCCTTGCGTGGTATTGACTAATAAGTTCTCTGGCTTCGTCCAAAGATACATCTAACTGTTCAGATAATTTATTGACGCCCATGCCATACATCATACCCAAGTTAATCGTTTTTGCTTTCTTTCTGGGTATGTTAGCCATCTCAGCTACCATCGTGTGAAAGTCCATATCGGGATTTTCTTTGTAGGCTGTTACAAATTCTTCAATCGCGGGCAACGGGCTACCTTTCGCCTTTCCGTATACGTGGGCATAATGAACCAAGAGCCGTGGTTCTTGTTGCGAAAAATCAACAGCCGCCCAACTTTCGTCTTTTTCTGGTAAAAATAAACTACGTATCATAGGTCCGATTTCTGGATCTCTAGCAGGGATCTGCTGTAAATTAGGATTATTCATGGAGATACGTCCTGAAACAGTTCCCCCACTGTCAGAACGTATCTGATTTATATGACTATGGATTCTGCTATCTTTATGGCAGTGCTTCATAATCGTATTAATAAAAGTACCATTGGCCTTGTTGATGTTTCGTGATTCAACAATCAACTTGGGTAATTCGTGTGGATGGTCAGATAAAAACGATTTGGTAAAAGACGGTGCGCCTTTCTCTGTCTTTGGGTATTGAATACTAAGTGCATCAAAAGCCTTGGCTAACGATTGGGCTGCCCATATTTCTACATCGTGACCAACCATCTTTTTTACCTGCTGAGATAGAATAACTTCTTTTTTTAATAAAGCATCTTTAGTTCTTTCCAATCTATTCTGATCGACACGCACACCGCGCCAAGTCATATCAATAAGACAGGGCAGTAATTCTAGTTCAAGATTTACAATCTGCCAAAGATCTTGCTTGTTCAATTCAAAATTAAAAAAGTTCCAAAGTTCCAAGGTTAGTTCGGCATCTGCCTCTGCATACGGCCCTACATACATGGCGGGTAACTTCCACATTTCAGCTTTGGGATCGACACCAAAGTCTTTAGCAGCCTCTACTAAACCTTTTTCTGATTTAGTTTTATTTAAATAGTCAAAAGCAAGAGCGTTAAGAGAATAGCTAAAACGATTTTCATCTAATAAAGACGCTATAAGCATGGTATCAATAAGTCGTCCATTTAATTTAAAACCCATTTGACGTATCCAACCTGCATCATATTGAGCATTGTGCATGATTTTATCCGCAGGGCTTTCAAAAACTTTTTTTAGCCAATTGTTAACAATACGCTCATCAAGATTACCCCCGCCTAAATGCCTGATGGGGACATAACCTTTCCAAAAACTTGTTGCTATTGCATAACCGACAACGTAACCATTACCAACTGCCCAACCAGGACCGTATGTTTTAATCTCTGGATCTTTGGTTTCTACATCTATGGCTATTGTTTTTGCTTCGGATAAATCAGGTAACTCCTGCGGGGGGAGCCACTCACTTTTTTGCGTGAGTAAACTTAATTGTAAAGACATTACTTTTCTCCACCTAATGCACCATAGCCACAAATATCTATCCATGAATCTTCGTGGTCAGGCGTTTCAACTAATCTTGCTAATTTTAAAGCAATCATACATTGGTATATTTGCGGTACAGTAATGTCCTTTTCTAAGATGACCGACCATAGTTTTGCAATTCGCTCATGGTTTTCATATGCGCTACCATAGTCTTTTGCCCGTGGTCCGTTTACCAGACTCTCTGCTTTCTTTAATATTTCTGCTCGTTTCATAAATCGTAACTCCTCGTTGCGTCTTCTGGTTCTACTATATATAAATTATTTTTTGTTCTTGTTATAGCTACGTAAAACAACCTATGCAAATCATCTGGATTTATATTCATTTCTGCATCTGCAGCGGGGGATAAATCCGTAAAAATAACTACATTGTCTGCCTCTCCACCTTTAGAACCGTGTATGGTAGATACCGTGATCCGTGGCTCTTTGTTAAACTTTTCTCCTCTCCTTAACATGGCTACAATATACGCCCTGTCTATCTCAGGTAGTTTATCCATAGCGTTGTGCCATATCATTTCATTTGTTGCCAATAAGCCGTGATTACTCTGTAAATCTTCTAAAGTTACAAAATCGGTATCATCTAACCCTGATAATTTTTTAAAACCACGGGTAACTCTTGTTTTAATAGACATAAAACTATATATTTTTCGAGCGACCTCACCTGATATTTCATTACCTTTTCTTAGTTGCTCCCAACCATTAACTGCTTGCATTATTTTTTCTGGAACACTTTTAATTCCGCGATAATTAAACAAATAGCCAAATCCTTTTAGATCGTGAGCCACGGGCTGTAGGTGATAGCCCGCCTGAGCTAGTATTAACCAAGTCCCCTCGTCCATGTTCAATTCAGATATACTGGTAATCCTTAATAGTTTACCCATCCTATCGCTTGACTTGTATCGTTTTGGAAACCGACCACTAATACGTCGGCTAACTTTATAAGCCAGAAACCAAGCTGTTTTAGGAACGCGGTAGGATTGAGACAGGGTTTCAGAAGAGCCCTCAAGATTAATAAAATGCTCAACATCTGCTCCTGCCCAACGGTAAATAGCTTGATCGTCATCCCCTGCACAATACATTTTTTTAGATCTTTCATCTAATAGGTGAGCAATGTCCCACTGCAAAGGGGATAAATCTTGTGCTTCATCTAGGAAAGTTAAAGCAAAATTAGGACAATACTTGTCTCCCTGCTTGATGAACATCTCTAACATATCGGTAAAATCATATAAATTAAAACTCTTTTTATAATCTACCAAGGCGTTATTCACATAATTAATGGTGTTCCAATCTTCTTCTAAATGAGATTGATTGTAAGCTTCTCTAAGATTTTGCTTTTTAAGACGGGCTAAATTTATTAAACCCAAGATAGGATGACTTGATTTAGATAACTCTAGTACATTATCGTCATAGCCTACCATATTTTTAGCCGTAACGCTTACACCCATAATATCGCTTAGTTCTCTATAGTTTTCTTCCTGCATAATCTGGTCTTTTGATATGTCGGTCATACTTAAAGCCAAACTATGTATGGTACGAAAAAATATTAAGTCTTTATCAGGGTCCAAATGGAATTTTTCGGAAGCTCTTATTTTAGCCTCCGTAGCTGCCTTTTTTGTAAAAGCAAGAAAAGCTATTTCACTCGGTAAAGTCCCTGATTCTAAAGCAGACGCCACCATATTTAAAAGTGTCGTAGTCTTTCCTGTTCCTGGGGGTCCAAAGATTCTGAACATCATAACCTCTCTCATCCAACAATTTATAAAGTAAACAAATAGACGTAGGACCAACACTAGGTATCTTGATTAATTTTTCGACGTTGTATTTTTTTATAAATAAAACAATCGGTGTTTCTAATTCTTTATACCTGTCCAAAATAATTCTTAATTTTGTATTTAAAGGCAGATCCCCTATGAGTTCTACCCTGTCGGGCACTTCAAAGTATTTTTTTTGCATACTAACTAACTGCCTAACTCTTTCTTTAGTAATACCGTATTTATCTCCAATCGCTTGTAGTGTTCTTTTTTCCACAACTCTTTGAATATAAATATCTTTATTACGAGCCTTTTTTTCTTTTGATTTTCCAAATTTATAAATAGATACCATTAGAAAGGCGCCTCCTCTTGTTGAAAGTCTGGGGCACTTATATCAATGTCTGATATGTCAAAAGACGGAATAGACCATACCCTAACTGACCTGTTTTTAATTTTTAATACCATGCTTTCTCCGTTTATATCACGTAGTCTTTGAGCTATTTTGTGTGATTTAAATTCAAAAAATTTATTCTTTTTTAAAAAATTCTCAAAATCTTTCAATCGAAAGTAAGTGATATTTTTTTCTTCATCTGTCCACGGTCTCCGTAACAAGATCTCCTCTTTATCTTGCGCCTGCTGTAAATGACGACAAAACTCTTCAAGATAATCGTAAAACTGTCCACTTGTGCTTGCATCTTGAGATACCTCTATAATTGCGCTTTCATTCTGTCTCATCTCAGTTAGTAATGCGGATATCCTGTTTTCCCAATTTATTCTGGATAAAGACCGTGGCATAAAATTTAATTGCTCCATACAAGTTTTTTGAAAAAGAGCCTGACTCATTAACGCATCTGTGTCTAATTCAAGAGGCTCCCCATTAACGTCCATAAACCACACAGGAGGCGTTGAATTGTATTTTCTAAGGTTTGCTATAGAAGCGCCCTGAACCGCAGCTCCTACGCCAAATTTGCGGGTCTGACACAACTCTTTGTTGCAATGGGCGTTGATAGGGGCATCTGAACATTTATAAGCATAATCTTTACGCTCTAATTGTTTAGCTACAATATTAACTTCATTTAAAGGTAAAGGCGGATGAAGATAATTCATATTGTAATTTAATATCTCTGATTCCCAACTGTCGGGATAGGCTTTTCGTAAGTAAACCCCTATATTAAATAACCCGTTGTTACGTCCCCCCTCTGATATTTTTTCTGCACACAAAATTTGTAAACAGGGAGGCCCATCGTGTAAAAACTTACTCGACCCGTTTTCTAAAACTTGTAATTTAATTACTTGCTCTGGTGTTTGTATATATTGTTCATAAATTTTAAAAAATTCTTTTAAGGTAGCAGAGGTTCCATCGTCTTTAAAAGCGTAACGTAACCCGTTTTCTGCATCAAAATATGGTAGGTTTAAAAAATTACCTACATCTCCTCTATCTAAATGTAACTTAATCTGCTTTGGAAAAATTTCGCTTTCACCATAACCTAATGCAGCAGATAGATTCTGTAAGGTTTTTTGCATCTCTTTGGCTTCTAGCCAATCATCTGAAAATATAAAACAATGCGCCCCACCTGATTTAGATCGACACACAACCAAAGGTAATTTAAGTTTTCTAATCTTACCCATAAGATTTTTATGATCCAAGGGGTATTGATCTATGTCTATACAGCCCCATTTACATTTATTTTCTGCATTGATGGGTATAATACCAACACCTGAGCCCTTACCTGACAAATGACCTTGCCACAGAGCCGTGGTTCGTGGTTCGCGTACCAAAGCTGCTTTACCTGTGCTTTTACCATTAGATTGTTGCTTCTCTATCTTGAAAGTGCCATAGGCTTCTTCCAACCCATCAAATATGGAAGCAAATTTTTCTACTGACATTATAAACCTAAAAAAAATACGTGACGGCCTAAACCGTCACGCTTGCCTGATTAAAATGGTGGATTGTCGCTAGTTTCGTCCTGTTGGTGTTTTACAACAACGTCTCCCTTGTTAATGCTTTCTGCAAAAACTTTGGCTTGATTGTAAACACCCATATCACTGACAGGCCCTTTTCTCGACACCTCCCAACCGTGCCAAGAACCTTTACTGTTTTCTTCAAGAACAGTTTTCAAATGATATGTGTGGGACCACTTAGGCGGTACAAAGGGACCATTTTTACCCTGCATAGTGATGGATTGCATCATGGAGTTCCACTTTCTTGATTTTTTCAATTGTGTGGATTTCATCGCAATCAAAGCGGTTTCGATGGAATCATCAGGATTGACTACTAAAACAAAATGTTGGTGTGTCTCTTCTATGTATTCACCATTCCCATCGACAACATATTCTTTGTTATCCTCAGATGATCTTTCTGTTTTAGGTCTAGTCTCTTCTGGCGTATAAATAGCAATAGGTGCATTGCTACCCGTGCCTCTAGGCGACCATTGTATAAATCTACGTTGATAAGCACATGGTATAACCTCTATACCCTCTTTACCTTTATAGATACCTCCTGTGACCGTGTTATAGATATCGCCTTTTCTTGCGCTCTCATCACGGTCTAAGACTTCATCGTTACCAGAAAGAACTTTAAGAAACGGTAGAGCAAGATCATCTTGTGTGATGTTCTCCATACCGCCCCCTGCATCTCCCTCCAATACAGATAAGTCTAGTGCTAATGCACTATTTTTCTTTTCAGCTACTTCTTTTGATTGTGCCATTCTACTTACTCCTTTTAATAACGGCTCTTTGCCCAATGTAGGCTCCAAAAAGGTCCATAGGAAAATCTTCCCCTGCTTCAACTCGTTCTTTAATCCAAGCCCTGAGTTTCTGCGGATGAACTTCTTCTTTTTGATCGGTGACGTAACCTTGGCCTTGTGCCATACGTGCAAAGCGGTGGGCTTCGTCATCCTCACCCTGACCAAATTGGCAGGATATCTTGTTCTTAACAATGTCGCCATGTCCGTTCTCCCTTAACCATTCAAAAGCTTTTTGACGGTTTTCAACCAAAATACTACCTCCATAAGTCTGCTTGACATTTACTTCAGAACCATCGTCTAAAGTAAACTTGGACATACCTATTTCAGATAATATAGAGGGGAGATCTTCATCAGTCATTTTAAGAAGTGATTTCTTTTCGTCCTTGAGTTTTTTCTCAAGGTCTGCAACCAAATCTTCTTTTGACTTTATAGCCTTAGCTACACTGGCAACACTTGTTAATTTGTTTTGATCTACACTTTCGACAGAGGATACCGTTTTTTCAAAGTCGTCTTCCATCATATCTAGTATATCGTTCAACGTGTTTCTCCTTTTCTTGTCCGTGGTTAGAGTTACTTTCGTAACTTGACAAATACCTATATATTCCTATAATAAAGATTAGTCAAGGAGTTTTTAAAAAAAATGGAATATAAATTTAAAACAAAACCTTTTGCTCATCAGAAAAAAGCATTGGAAGATTCATGGGACAAAGAATTTTACGCTTTGTTTATGGAAATGGGCACTGGTAAAAGTAAAGTAGCTGTTGATACTTTAGCTTTGTTGTATCAGGAAAAAAACATAACAGCAGCTTTAGTTATTGCACCAAAAGGCGTTTATGATAATTGGGTTCAGGGTGAAATACCAAAACATTTACCTGACTCGATTCAAAAACAGATTGTTAAATGGATGCCAAACAATTCACAAAAATACCAAAAAGAATTAAGTGATTTTGTTTTAGAAAAAAATGATGACCTCAAGATTTTTGTGATGAATGTAGAAGCTTTGTCTACTCACAGAGGGGAACACGTAGCTAAAGTGTTTTTGGATAAAAACCCTGAGAACATTGTGATTGTAGATGAAAGCACAACAATAAAAAATAGAAAGGCTGCTCGTACCAAAACAATTATGAAACTTGCAGACCGTAGTAGGTATAGACGTATCTTGACAGGATCTCCTGTTACCAAATCTCCTATGGATTTGTTTTCGCAATGTGCCTTTTTATCTTTCAGGGTATTACAGTTTTCAAGCTATTATGCTTTTCAAGGGCGCTATGCTAACATACAGCAACGCACTATGGGGCATAGAAGCTTTCAACAGATCGTGGGCTACAGGCGGTTAGACGAATTAAACGAAAAGCTTGATCGGTTTAGCAACCGTGTTTTAAAAGAAGAGTGTTTAGACTTACCAGAAAAAATCTATATGAAACGCCAAGTGCCGTTGACCGCAGAGCAAGATCGGGTATACGTGCAGATGAAAAAATTAGCTTTAGCTCAACTGGACAATGGAGAGTTATCGACAACCGCTAGTGTGCTTACTCAGATTATGCGATTACAACAGATATGTTGTGGTTTTATTCAACCCGACGATAATGACATACAAGAAGTATCGTGTAATAGGATTAGAGAGCTTATGGACATTGTAGAAGAAACACAAGGTAAGATTATTATATGGGCTACCTTTACACACAACATTAGACAGATTGTAACGGAGCTTATAAAAGTTTATGGTGGTGACTCCGTAGCTTCTTATTTTGGTGAAACACCACAGGACGACAGGCAAGCAATAGTCGATAGCTTTCAGGATAAAGATAGTCCTTTACGTTTTTTTGTTGGTCAGCCAAGGACAGGGGGCTATGGTATTACGTTACATCAAGCAAGCACGGTTATTTACTTTAGTAATTCTTACGATTTAGAAATACGAGTTCAAAGCGAGGACAGGGCGCATCGTATTGGTCAAAATAAATCAGTAACGTATATAGATTTGGTATCTCCTGAAACCATTGATGAGAAAATAATAAGTGCTTTGAAAGATAAGAGTAATATAGCTAGTCAGGTTTTAGGTGAGGAATTTAGGGAATGGTTAACCTAAGCTTCCTATACCTCTAATTAAATCAGCATCCTCTGGAAACAAGGCTGCAAACCTTTGTCTATCTACAGGTCCTTGGGCCACAGTCTGTGTTCCTGTAGGTTTAGGAGCATCCGCTCTTGGTCTAAAAAGTGGACTTGGTAGATATTGTGAAGTCTCCGTGGTTGTTTCCTCTGTAACTTCTTCTACAGGTTCTTCTACAGGTTCTTCTAAACTAGGTGGAGTAAACTCATCTGATTCGTAGGTTGGAGGTGGAGTGCTTGGTTGATTTAACAGTATTAAGTCCTCATCAGATAATAATTTTATTATATAAGGTCTATTTCTAAAGAAAGCTTGATTGATGCCTGTATATAAAAAATCTAAAACAATGTTTACTCTTCTATCTGCATCTTCTTTATTTTTAACTTCTCTAAGCATCTGTCCTAAAACTTTATCGTCTGCTAAAATTCTTGCCATAGCATTGACTGTATGAACCTCTGGTTGTTTTAAAAAGAAATCAACAAAACTTTTAGCTCCTTCGTTGGCAGCAACCATGCCTGCTCCAATTCCTCCTCTTTCTGTGCCAATATTTACTTTTTTAAGTAAATCATTAAATTTTTCTTGTGATCTTTGACCTAAAGTGGCGCCTATCATTTTAGCGGAGGCTATTTTCATCCCAGTAGGATTTGAGTAAAGAGCTTGCTCTATATCACCTCTAGCAAAAAGTTCTTCTACATTATTTATTTGCTTTACCGCTTCGTTTATTCTTTCAAGTTCCTTATCATTTAACATAAAAATAGGTTTACCATCTTCTTCACCTATTTGAGTTTTTTTCATCCAATCAAGTAAACTCACATTTGAGTTTTTCATTTTACCTTTTAGTTTAGTAGTAAACGTATTTGTGTTAACTTTACCTGATCCACCAAGCGCATAATGAAATAATTGTTCTTTAAAACCTTTTATGGCATCTTCGTATTTAATTACATCACCCGTGTCTATATCTCTAAAAGTTTTATTTTTAAATTTTTTACCATCAATACCTTTACCAGAAGCTATATCAAAAAGTTTATTTAATTCTGCTACAGGACTGTTAGAAGTAAGAGCAAAATTTATGGCTCTTTCAGCGGTTTCTGGACGATTTTCAGTTCCAACATCCTTAAATAAAGAATTTAAAGATTTTGAAAATTTACTGTCATCTAAATTACCTTTACTGATAGATTTCATATCTACAACAGATTGGGCTCTTTCTACTGAGGCAAGATCGGCTGCCACTCTTGGAAACATAGCCAGTAAATCTTTAAAACCAGGTTGTCTTTTTGTATTTTTTAATTTTTTTTCATTAACAATTAATTTACTATCTCCAAAAGGATCAGTAACAACATCTGTAATATCTCTAAAAAATTCACCAAAAATTTGATTGACAGTTGTTTGATAACTTACGTCTGCGGGGCCTTTACCTAAAAATTCCTCAGCGTTAAAAGCGTTTTCTCCTTCAATGTTTAGTTGATCCATAACACTTAATTGCTTATTAAATTTTTTACTTTGCAATAAAGCGCTTACATTTTGTAAATCTTGAAATCTTTTTTGTACATTAGAAACGCCTCCAGAAAATAATTTATCTAACGCAATTTCAGGTGGTAATAATTCAGCCCCCGTTCCATCTCTTCCTATTAAACTTTTTACAAAACTTCTTGATATAACATCTTTTCCTGCAACATTATACGCATTTGCTAAGGCCAAGGCTGTGCTGTTTGGATTACCTTTTTCAAGGTCCATATCTATTGATTTAATTAATTGTTTAGCCACTCCTTTTTGTATGTCACTTAAAGACTTTTCATTATCTGGATTTAATCTTACTAGATTTTTCAAATCAGTGCTTATTTCATATAAACGTGAAGCATCTATTCTAATTGGACCCATTTCACTAGCCATTTCCATTAGAGATTCACCCGCAGGTCCTAATCTAGCAAGGGCAGCTTCTCTAAGGTTAGGATCATTTGGTAAAACACCGCCCTGATCTTTAGATCTTAAATTCCTAACGAATAAAGGAAAAGCAGATGGTCTACCTTGAAGGTCATAAAATTCTGAAAGCATTACATTTTTTAAATTTCCATACAAAACATCTTTTCTTCTTGTGTATTCATCAACAAATCGTCCCAACAATATTTTTAAATTTGTTGCGTATTCTGTACGTCTTGGGTCCATTCCACCTTGAATTAATTTTTCAGTTCTTTGATTTAAATTTGTTAAAATTTTATCAAGTTTATTTTGTTGGCCTTCTTTAAATATTTGTTCAGCTAATAACCCTGCTGAAATTACAGCATCCTTGTTAGAAAATTCACCAGAATTTAAAGCTGCAAAAGATAAAAGTATTCTTTCTGATTCGTTTATTAAACCTTGTTTACCTTTTTTTGATTCTATAGCTAATTTTTCTTTAGAATCTTCTACATTTTCAATAATTAAACCTAAAACTCTTGCAAATTCATTGCTTTGACCGCCTATCTCACCCTTTAAAAGTTGTTGCATTAGTTGCATTTCTTGACCTTTTTCTAATGCTTCTTTTTTAAATAAAGGGTTTTCTATTAATAAATCAATTAATTGTGACAAAACTAAATCAGCAGACTCTTCAGATTCTCTTTCAACAAAATCTTTATATTGATCTGAAGCTTTAATACCTCTAAAAATTCTAGCTGCCGCATCATAATCCCACATTTTTTCTTTTCTTTTTGCACCAGTGGGTGTAACTAAATCATCTAAAAATTTTACGGTGCTTTTAACAGCATCTCCTCCATATTTGATGCCAGATGTAACAACAAGACCAGGAGCTAATCCACCTAAAACTTCTAAATAAAACCGACTCATGGGACTATTAGGATCTGAAAAATAAGCCCCTGCTGAGGCGCCTAATCCAGAGATTAAATCTAAAGTCAACTCCCTACCTAATTTTTTTTGAAGTTCATTTCTAGCTAGATTTACAATAGACGGTGTACTTGGATTATTAGAAAAAAAAGGCAAGTTTGGATTTTGTAATTTAAATTTATTTAATGTTTGTTTAAAAACATCAACCGAAGGACCTGCAAATCTTGCTGAAGAAACATTAATACCTTTTTCAAACCCCGCTAATAACCTAAGATGTCTTGGTCCAAAATCTGTTCGACCTTTCCATCTATTAAAAATACCTTTAAATAAACCTTTTTCAAAATCTATTTTTTTAGCTTTTGAGTCCAAAGCACGTTTTAACAAATTTGGTGGTAATAATTCATCTACATTTTTACCAAGTATGGCAGATATTACTTCTTTACTTACTGGTTTTTTAGCTTTTTGTACAATTTTTGAAATGGCATTAAAATTATCCATAACAGTTAAAGCACCTAAAACATCATACTCTTTTTTCTTAAAAAGTAATGAGTATGGAGAAAAGGTAGCAAAATAGGCTAAAGTTTCACCTGCCATTTCGGCATTTTTCATATCAGGTGTCAAAATTCTTTCAGAACCTAACAGCATATCTGTCAAGCCCATACGTTCATCCATTTTACGACCAATAGTGCCAGTACCGACAGAACCTGCAATACCTAAAACGGGTATTGCTACTGCTTTACCTGCCATTGTTGGTGCTTTTTTACCTATTTCAACGCCTGCCTTAAAACCTGGTACAGAAGATATGGCCTCTGGTAAAGTTCTCATAAAACTCTCAAGACCTACAGAAAACTGACCCTCACCTCTTTGGGCATTTGTAAAAATAGAAATTATTTCATTATTGTCTAATTTTTTTAGATATTCTTTAACCTTTCCTGATTCGTCCGTTACGTTCAATAAACCGCTTTCAATTAAAAAATCTATAAAAGGTCCTTTACCTTTTCTTAAATCTTCGTAACTTGACCCTGTTATTTCTTCAAAACTATTTGCTACATCTTTTGCAAAATTTTCTGTGCCCATGGCAGCAACTGCTGTATCAAATTCTTCTTTTGAAAAAATTAAAGGTTTAATTTCAAATCTAGGAGCTAATGATCTTGTTTGTTGCTCCTGTTCTGTAACCTCAACAGTAGGTTCTATCACTTCTTCTGATACTTCAACTACAGGTTCAGTTGTTGGTGGCACTAAATCTCTTAAAAAAGGGTCCATTAATTTGTTGCCTCTTCTGAACTTTGAGTATTGCCGTATTGTTCTTGAAATTTTTTATTTATTAAATTTGGATCTAAATTTTTTGCTCTCATTCTTTTTTGTTTATCTTCATCAGAAACGGTTCTAATACCCTCTAATCCTTTTTTCAATTCAACTAATTCTTGTAAAAGCTCTACAGATTTATCATAAGCTGTTCTAGCCATTAATTTTGATTGCTCATCATACAATTCAGGATTATCTATAAATCTTTTTTGTAAAAGCGAGGCTTTACTACCTAATTTATTTATTTGCACATTAACAAAAGCTTCTAAATCTAAAGGTGAATTATAAATACTTATTTTTAAAGGCTCTAATTCGTCAGCTATTTGTAATTGCACCATTTTAAGTCTATTGCCACCCATAGGTTGTTCTAAAGCATCCAAGGCCGTTAAATCAGTATAAGCAGCAGTTAAATCTGTTTTTAATGTTTTTAAAGCTTGTTCGGCTCTATCAATTTCAGGAGAAGGTGGGTTTGCCAAACCAATATCGTAAAAGAATTTGTGAAAAAAATGAGCTATTCTTTTACCTATTTTTTGAGGAGCAGGTCCTGTTAAATCTACAATATGTTTGTAGTCTGTCTCATCACCTAAAGTTATTTTATTTTGAAACAAAGGAGAGTTTAAATTAACTTCTTCTTTGCCCGTATTAGGATTAGTTTCAACGACAACCTCTGGCTCTGGTTGAACTTCTTTTTTAAGAACTCTTTCAAATAAAGAGGTTGGTATGTTAAATTCACTTGGTTTTTCTAAAGATAAAGTATTTTCTTGATTCTCTAGTAAAGTATCCCCTACATTTTCATTACCTGTTGGTATACCTTCTTTAGCTAATTCTGGATCACCACCATTTTCCATCCCAACTACACCACCTTGAGATTTATTTTGTGGTAACAAATCTAAAAGATTTTTATACTTGTTATCTCTTTCGGCTGCTTTCTTTATAGCTGCTTCAACAACAGGGCCTAAAGAAGTCATACCAGATCGTGTAACATATTTATTTTGTTGTTCGTCAAAGAAACTAGTAGATTTTGTAGCTAGATCTAATGCAAAAATAATATTTGCTTCCTCACCTAAACCTGCTTGTCCATTAGCCCATTTAGTTAATAAAGCTTCATCTGATAAAATATTTAAAGATGTTCCCATGTTACTATTATTCCAAACACCCTCATTTTTTGCTTGCTCTTCTTCAAATTGTTGTTTTCTTGTATCAAGTGCTAATTTATCAACTCCAAGCTTTATTTCACTATTAACTTTAGTTTCATTTAAAGATTGTATTTGTTTTTCTAACTGAAGTTTTTGTTTACTTAATTCAAGCTTCTCTTTAACTGAAGAAATTTCAAATTTGTTTTTAACTTCTTGTAATGCAACTTTTTTGGCATTTAAGTCAGTATTAATTTTATCTAATTTATATTGATCTTCTTTTAATTTTTGTTGATCGTTATGTATTAATAATTTCAACTCATTATCTTTTTCTAATATTTTAAAAGCATGGTCTTGCTTTTTCTTTAATAAAGTTTCTGCTGCTTGTCTATCTTTTGCATTTTCTGCTTCTTTTGATGCAATTTCTAAGTTTTTCAAAGTAAGATTAGAGGTGATTCCCATGTTCTTTAATTTTAAGTCATTTTGTAACTTTTGAGTAAGATTAGATTGATTAGCCGTTATTTCTCTAGCTTGAGAATCAAAATTATGCTTTAACTTTGTATTTAATAAATTTAAATCATTCGTAAATTTATTGGATTGCAATTGTTTTTCATTTTCAAATTCAAGTGCAATAATTTCTTTTTTTGCTTCTTGGGCTTTCTTTTGAGCTTCAATGTCGTTTGAATTTTCTAATGTAAGGATTTCCTTTTTAAGTTGTTTATTGTTTTCATCAATTATCTTTTGAAGATTTGTTTTTTCTTTATAAGTTAAAGTTATTTTGTTTAACTCATTTTGTAACTCCATTGTTTTAATTTTTAACTCATTGGATCTTTCTTTAGCTGCTTCAACTGCCTCAGCTTCTAATTCAAGTTTCTTTTGTTCAGCAGCAATTTTAGCTTTAGCAGCAGAGGCAGCCGCTGCTCTTTCTGCTTTAAGATCTGTTTCAGCAGCTTGTAACGCACCTAAGCTTAATGCTCTTCTATCCTTTTCCTGTGCTTGTTTAAAAGCTTCTAGTTGCTGACCCCTTGCGCCAATCTTATCGAAAAGCTGTGTGCCTTGGGCCGCCAACGCCAGTCTTTCTGCCCCACTCAACCCCATAGGTTCATTAGGCATAGGACTAGCAAAAGCTAATGCTGTATTTGCGATATCAAAAAGCATCTGAGCTTGGGTCATATTTTTCTGGTCTTGGAGAGATTGAGGATCAGTGCCTGCAACAGACTCATACAAATCCTTCTTCTCTCTGAAAATGTCCCCTAGTCTACCCCCTAGACCGCCTTGTGACATATATTTGATTTCGCCCCCGTTTTTCATAGGGAGGACGGGGCCTCCTTGGTTAAAATTTACGGGCGGGGCTTCCTCCATACCCATGTCTACTGTAGACATTATGCCCTCTGCCATTGGTCCTTGTACATCCCCTGCCATCTGGTCCTGAGCCAAGGCCCCTATACCGAGATCGACACCTGACGCCGCCATTTGCATAACAGGCTGTACTAAAGTTAAAACACTATCAGGTGTTCTATCTGCATCTTCTCTACCAACAATAGAAGCTAATTCATCACGTCTATCT